CTACGTTAGAGTTGTTAACTGTGTCTGCGATAAATTGTTGGTTTTCACCGATTTTGAAAACATGAACTTTACTTAAAGCGTCTGCAGAAGAAATAGCTTCTGTAGATACAAATAGTGCTTCGTCAAATGTTGATGTGTTGTCCAAAGGAACAACATTACCGTTTGTTACGTTATATCCCAATACTTGTCCATCAAGGATAGCTTGAGAAGATGATTTAGCCTGTTCTTTTCCAAATCGTGTATGTGCTGATGTTACTAAGTAAAATGACATATTTATTTGGTTTGTTAGATATAATAATTTGCATGATTAGTCGATAGCCCAACCGAAATCGTTACCAGAAGTCTTTTTGATATCTTCAACAAGTTTCTTCTGTTCAACTTTTTCGTCTGGTACATCGTCTGATGCGGTAGAACCAGAAAAATCAACCGCATTCATTTTCTGCTCAACACTTTTAGATGCTGCAATCTTCTTTTCAACATTTTTAGGGAACAATGTTTCGTGAGCCATTTCAAGAATAGCTGTGATACCCTTATATGACTTACCTTGTAGATTAAAGTTTTCTCCAACAAATTCTATAAAGTTATTATAGACCATTGGGTTTTTAATTTCAGGGTGTCGTTTAAGGAAATCAGCTTCAGCTTTATCAATTGCTTGAATCTGCTCTCGTTTATATAATTCCTGTTGAACGATTTGTGCAATATCTTGTTGAGGTATGTCTTCGTATTCGTCTGTTTCCATTCGAGAACGATTAGCCATATCCTTACGAATTGAGGTCATTTCTGACTTAATCTCTTTTCGTTCAGAATCTGATGTTGCGTTTTTGAGTGCTTGTTGTTTTTCCCAGATTTCAACACGATAGTCGTATTTCCAATCTGGTTCATCAACAGCTCTCACAGGCATACCTTCTGGTTGTGTTTCTTGTGAAACGTGAGTATCACTTGGAACTTCTTGTGGTGCCTGTTCTGTAGTTTCTGTAATAACAGGTGCTACAGGTTCTGAGGGAGAAGAATCCTCTACTACTTCTTTGGTTTCTACAGGAGTAGCTGGTACCTCCGCTACTGGCTCTGTGATACCAAACTCTTTCTTAGAATCGTCTGAAGTCAGAAATTCATCGAAAGAAAAATTATCTTGGTTGTTTTCTTGTTCCATAATACATCTTTTACGCTGATGAGCGATTTATGGTTAATAATATTATAACACATTTGACAATAATGTCAAGTGGTATTAGCGACCTTTTTGGTAGTTAAGACGTTTTGCTAGTCGTTTAGCAAAGAATTCAACCTGTTGTTTCATATTACCTGGGCGTAGAACATATGAACGTGCGTCACATTTCATAACTTGTAGGTAAAGATGGTCAACGTTAGGGTCATTTTGAGCCCATTTAAGTGGCACTAATGCTGTTATTACGTTATTACCGATGTATTTGTAGAACAATCTGAATCCATCTTCTTTGTTAAAGATAGAGTTGAATGTAGAAGTAAGTTCAGCAATTTGACCGTCTTCAACATCTGTGATTTCGTCACCATATGTCTGATGGAACCCTGCTGGTACTTTACCATTTACAAAGTGTTCTGTTGATTCGATAACTTCTTTTCGTTCAGGCATATCAACTGCACTAATCAAACCATATGTTTCATAGATTCGTTTGTTTGCTTCGTCAAGAGTATCTTTACTGATTTTTTTTACAGTATCTTTTTCATCTACTTCACTTTGTGCAATTTTTGCATCAACCTCTGCTAATAATTCTTCCTCTGTTTTTTCTACTTTTGTAACTTTTTTTGTTGCCATAGGACAATTTTACGTTGCATTACCCAGCAACGATGGGATACTATGTTAATAATTTACAATCAGGTGATTCTAAGTTTCTCCCTGATTGTCTTCTTCCGTATTTAGTTTTTCTTGTTCTTCTTTGTATTTTCTAATCATTGATTCGTAAGATGCTTTTGCAAACTCTTTTACTCTATCATCAACTCGTTTCTTTGCTTGTTGTAGTAACTTATCGTTTATAGTAACAACTCTATCTGGTATTTTTGCAACACCAACAGCTTCTTCTGCAACAGCATATTCAACAGGCATCATGTGCTCGAATGGAATATTGATTGTTTCACCTGCTTTAATGTCTTTGTTTGGAGTGAATACTAATGCTCGCTGTACCTTAATCATGTTTACTACCTTGTTATCCATAAGTGTTGGTGCAAGAACATCTTGCGATACAAACTTAGACAATAGGTCAACCATTTCACCAAGTTGAATAACAAATGGTTTCTTTGATTTTGGAATAAACTTGATTAGGTCGTTTTTAATAGCGTTGTCAGAATAACGTACTACAACAGAGTAATCTTTCTTGTGTGACACTTGTCCTTTTCGTTTTTTCATAACTATTTTATTATTTTACGATAATTGGATTAATTCTGTTTTCGACAAACTCTCTATCTGCTTCTAATGCTCTCGTACAGATTTCAACAAATGATTGCATCATTAATCTTTGACCATCAATTACACCCACGTTATAAATTGTTTCAAACTCATTATCACGCTTCATAAACTGTGAGTTTTCTTGTAGTGCTGCAAGTAGTCCAATCATATTCTTGAAATCTTTAGACGCACTAAAACGCATCACAAACTCAACAACCTCACTCTTACTTCCAGAAATAATAGAGTTATTGATTTGCTCTAGTTTTTTCTCTGAAAGAGATTTGATTGCTTTCTCTGCTGATGCGTTTTTAGTTACTTTCTTTTTAACTTGTTTTGTTTGTTTTTTTTCCATAGTGTTTGAGTGTTTTATGCGTTTTTACCAAGTGGTTTTGCTGCTCTTCCGACAGATGCGTTCATAGCACCTTTCATTGGATTTACAATTTCTTTATTAAAATCACTTTTGAATTGTTGTGTCATATCTCCAATTGGGTTTGGTACCTGATTAGGTGTTGGTGCTTTACCAGTTAAACCCATAGGACCACCAAGTGTTGATTGTTCAGCTTGACCAGGAGCTGTACCTTGTGCAATATCTGCAACAGATGGTTGTGGCATTGCTGGTTTAGAGAGTGCATCGTAAATATCTTTTGGAATCCAGTCGTATACTGATTCTTTATTTACTTCAAGGATTCGTTCAACTGATTTAAGTAATGCACGAGCCATATCAGGCATTTGGTCTTTCATCTGAATCATTTGCATGATAATTGGATTTAACACAGTGAAGATTTCTGTCATTCGCTGTTTGTTAATTTCTTCAGATGGTAAGAGCATTGATGAACCGTCTACGATAATAGTGAGTGAGTCAGACATGTGTCCACGTTCTTCAAGCAATGACATAAGTTTTGCAGAAGGCATGTTGTACTTATCTGAAAGTTCTTCAATTTCATCAAGTTCAGGATTTTCTAGGTTCATTTTCAAATCAAATCCAAGTGGAACCTTTTTAGACACAGAAACAGTAATTGATTTTGTTTTTGTATCAGGCATTACTTCAGAGAATGATTCTCCATCTTCTTCTGTATCTTCACCTTGTGTTTGTTCGTACTCTCGTTCAATTTCTTCAACGAAGTAAGTGGGATTGTTTTGAATGAATTGATTAAGCTCTTCAGATGTACTGAATTTCATAATCTTTTCTACTCCGTATGTTTGTTTAATCCATGACACAGTAATGTATGCGTCAAGTTCAAGACACGATACTACATTGTTTCGTGGGATAGTTAAACGATTAAGTGCAGCTTCTTTTAAGATAACAGTTGCACCTAATGTTCCTTCACCTGCTTGTCCTGCAAGAATATCGTTGATACCAGTGTTCTCTGCAATGATTTGTTTTTGTTTATCAGAGAATATAATTGATTGTTGTACGTTACCAGATGTTTTAATAACATCAATAGAAGCTCCTTGCCCCTTTGGATTGATTACGTTTGGACCACGGCGATAAGTCATTTCACCTACACCTGTGTTTGTACCAAAGAGTAACGGTGAGATTTCTGCTTCAACTTGTTCAGCAGATAAACGCATAATGTAATCATACATTTCTGTGTTTGCTCGCATGATTTCAACGATACCAACTCCGTATGGGTCGGCACCATCTTTAATGAAACAGTTAGTCCAGATAACGTGTCCAAATCCATCTTCGTTAGGCATTTCACCTTCATAGATTGGGAAGTTACCACACGCTACGCAGTATTTGTTTCGTACAGGGTCTTCATAGTAACGAATAGTTACGAAGTCTTGTTTAACAGATTCATCTACTTTTGATTCTTGTGCAGAACCAGAGTATTCTAAATCAAAATATTTAGCTTCAGGATATTTTTCAAGGAACCGTGTTTTTTCTTGGTCAATGTCATAGATAACTTCTCCCCAAGACCATCTGTCATAAAGGTTTACTGAGTTACCTACCCATACACGAGATGTGTCTAATGCTTGTCGGTAGATACCATCAAAGAGTACTCGTTCTTGACCTTTTGAGATGTGTTCAACCTTTCGTGGGAATACACGATATGCTGCGAATCCTGTACCGATTTGGTTTTGATAAAAGTTTCGTAGTGTGTTTAGTCCGTTACCAAGTGAATCTTCCCATGTGTGTTTCCATAGTTCGTATTGTGCACGAGCATAGATTTTATCTGCTGACTTGAATGTTGCATCTGGTACACGACCTGCGAGTACTGATACAGCTGTCATCAGTTTAGCAAAAGCAATCGGTTCTTTTGCTGTAGGGATACGAGTTACGTTATCATTTGCGTTATTACGAGCCAATACTGGGATTTGTGTATATGAACCATTTTCGTATACGAATGAGTATGCAATGTTAGTTGCTTGAGATTTCATTGCAGCTTGATATGTTTCTGTGTTAATCAAGTTCTCAGCAATGTAACCTAAAATAGCGTCATATTTACGGCGATACTTAGTGTTTTTAAATTTTCTTTTCTTTGTAGCAAGGAAATCTTGAATCTTTTTTCCTTGTTTTATTTTTTCTTTTATTTCTTTTGGTGCGTTAGAGATGTCTTCGTGAGTAGATGTTTCTTCTTCATACTCATTCAACATATCTTTAGCGTTCTCCTCGACAGACTTCTTGGTAATAGCCATAATCATGCAAATTAGTGGATAATGTTTTTATTATAACACACTTGACTTAAAATGTCAAGGATTATATTGTTAGTAGTTAGCAAAAATCAAATCCATGTGTGATTTTGGTTTGTCATCTTGTTTCAATTGAGATGAACTTCCTACAAACCATAACTTGGCTACCATGTAGGCAATAGCAGTTGAAATGATTAGGTCATCATGTTTTCCAGACATTGCTTCTGGTTTACCTCGTGAGTTACGAACGAATGCCTGCATTTCATCGAGCAATGGTTCAACAAGAATATCTTTTTCAGTAAAGACAGAGCGTAGTTCTGTAAGCATAGTATCTCGTGTGTTTCTATCTGTTTTCCAACCGAATGTTTGTGATACTTGCTTAGTTACATCGTCAATACGCTGTCGGTAATAGATATTATCATATCCAGAGCGTTCTACTTCGTTGTTTACCCACATTCCGTCTTTGTTTGACTCGATTGCAAGTAATGCTTTGTTATAATATCTACCAATAGCGATAACTACGTCTTTAAATTCATCTGGTGGTATATGTTCTTGATATATCGCTACGATTTCTTTAGAATCTACATCTACAACCGTTATGGTTGAATAGTCTCCGTTTGATAATCCCTCTGCAGTATCTGCACCAACAACGTATCGTTTATTTTTTTCTGGTTGCTGATAAACAAACAGTGGACCCATGTTTACTTTTGAAACTTCGTAGTTGATTATGTCGTAATATTCTGGTGTTTTAACCCTTGCTTTACAGTTTACGATTTTACGAACATCGAAGTACGGTTTACCAGATGCAACGAATGCTTCTTCAATAGTAGTTGGGTATTCTTGGTTTAATCTGTCTAAATCACGCTTTACTGATAACCAACGCATGTAGTAATACGTCATTTCTTTATCAGTTAGGTTGTGTGTCTGTTGATAGCTCTTCCAGTTAATATCGTTATTAGGTTCCATCATCTCTACTGGGATTATTTCAGTAAATCTGTCTAATTCCATGTCATCCCATGTCCAATTGTAAAAGTGAGGATAGAATTCTACGTTAAACAATGCCTCGATTCCTTTGTTTTTATTTTTAAGAGCATCGTAGTACATGTCATAGAACGAACCTGTGGAACCTTCGGCTGTCGACTCCATAAAAACACGACCATCGAATGGTACAGCAGGTAATGTACCAGTAATAACCTCTTCTGCACGCTGTGGAAACTGTTTAGAGAGCTTTGCGTACTCAGAAATGTGAACATAGTGATAAGTTCCTGAACGCCCAGAGAGAGATACACCGAAAGATGACACAGAACCATCGCCAAATTCTACTTGTAGCTTAGTTTTAGAACTTGTTTTGAAGTTGAAGATACGCTTAATCTCCTCAGGAAGGTTCATAATAGCAAATTTAGCCTTTTTATCGAAAATATCTGTCATTCCTTCCTTGATGTGAGCAATAGCAATAGCTTCTTTGTTGGTTGAGAAGAGTATTTCATCAAGAATCCATAGAGTAATTAACGTAGAAAAGCCCAACTGGCGTGATTTTAAGATAATATTACGATGTCGCATGTTCTCCAAAAAGTGTCTTTGTGCTCTTGAGAGTTTAAAAATACGCTTTCCATCTGATTTCGTGTTGATAACGTAAAGATTCTCTAATCTCCACATTTTATCAGCAAGTAATTTAGTATTTGCTTTGATTTCTTCAATTTTTAATTTGAAGTGTTGTTTGAGTTCACTTGCATTCATAAGCAAATAATAGCACAAAATAAAGAATTTGTCAAATAAATATAAAAACACTTGACAAAGATTTTAAAATATGCTATACTGTGTGTACAAAGCTATAGAATCAGTGAAACCATATAAGCAAGCTGATTGAAAATCTATAGTTATATAAACAGTGAGATAACCACCTATGGTTATATGGTTGGTCTGGGAAATGTAGAAGCGGACCATTATAAAGAACTTTCGGCGATTTGTGAACAGGACGACCTAGCAAATCAACGCCAAGAACCCGAAAGTAACCCGTTGTAACGAAACCTTGCAATAAGGCAAGGCTGACACTTCTACGATAGATAATGCGTATATTCTATCGGTTTGCGAAACGAGCGACACCTCAGAGCATGAAGTAATTGAAATCCATAGGTCTTAAGCAATCATTTATACAT